TTTTTCTACTTGGAGAACTAGATTTGATATAGGAACTAGTGGAAGAATTAGAATAGTACATGGTATAAATACTACTACTGCAACTGAAGTAGGTTATCTTGCTTATCTACATGATAATGTAGCTTCTGCATCTAAGCTTGCAACAGCAAGAAGTATTTGGGGTCAAAGTTTTGATGGTACAGCTGACGTTGATGGGATATTAACAATATCTAACAGTGGGTCGGATGACCCTCATATTATAGCTACAGAAAATAAGTGCTTTCATCTTGTATCTAAGTATAAACTTGTTTTATACGCTGGAGATTATAATAGTAGTCAAATAGATGCTATAAATATATTATCAAATCATAATGTAGGTATTGGAGTAGACCCTGCTTTTAAACTTCATGTTGCAGGTGATATTTATTCAACTGATAGTATTAGAACTAGCGGTCAAAATCAAGCTATAGTTTTAAGCAATTCTTCTAATCCTGCTTGGATTAGTTCTCTTGACGGTCAAGTAATATTCAATATTGGTAATGCTATTCGTTTTGGTGAAACTGCTTGGGATCGGAATCAATGGGCTGGACTTAAATATAATCATTCTGATAAAACTATTTATCTTGGTATAGCTGATGGTTCTGTGTTTAATGCTAATAGCGCACAAAGTGATGGTACACTTAGACTTGCAGGTATTACAACTATAACTCCTGATAGTGGAGCTAGAATTGGAGGTAGTGGTGGTGATTTATATTTAGGTAATGCTAATAATAGTAATATGGTGAAAGTTCAAGATATATGTAGTCAAGCTGGTTCTATTTATTGGTATATATATCAAAGCGGTAATGCTCGTTTTACTAACATTTATGTTACTGGTAATACTACTATCGATGGTAATACTACTATCGGTGGTAATTGTCTTGCTAAAGGTGGAGTTACAGCTTATCAATCTTCTGATATTCGTCTTAAAACTAACATTAATAAACTTAATTGTTTAAAGGTTATTAAAAGTATTGGTGGTACTTATGAATTTGATTATATTCGTGACCATAAACATAGTATTGGTTTTATTGCTCAAAATGTAAATAATCCATTACTTAAAGATATAGTTGCTAAAGATGATAATGGTTATCTAAAGATTAACTATTGGAATCCTAAACTTATTAGTCTTGCTTTTGGTGCTTTAACTGAAATAGACGATGAAGTTGATAAACTTAAAGCTAGAGTTAGAGAATTAGAAAGTGAAGTTGAATATTTAAAAAATAAAGATTATGCCTTACAATAGTGAAAACGGAATTATTAGTGCTCCTGTTAGCATTGATGATGTTAAACAAGCTCTTGGAGAGAGTAGCAACGACCTTGCTACTCTTTGTAAGAGTGTGAATTTAAATCCTTATTCTAAATATAAACCTGTCAATCTTTATAATAAACCTTTTGTTACAGATACTTTAAATTCAGATAAACAAAGTTGGAGTTCTTCAAATAGAGGTTGGTGGTTAGGTAATAATAGTTTAAGTGACCAAGTATACACTATTAATACAGTAAGTTCATTTGAAGAATTAAGTATTAAAGGTGCATGGAATTATAATATGCCTTTTGGAACTAGTCAATCTCCCTATAGACTTAGTGATTTTATTGGTTATAATACCGGAGATTATAGTTATCAAGACCCTATACGTTTTTCTACTGGTATACGAGATACTATATATTTAGACCAAACTTATTATTTAAGATTTTATTTTGGATATGAACCTTTAAATTCAAAGAATACTATATCTTTTGAAGATATACTAGCTTTATTATCTGCTTTTAATGAAGAATGGTATCCTGCTGTATGTATATATAATAAAACCAAAAAACGTATGAAATATCTTTCAGGTACTGTTCCTATAAATAATGCTTCTGTTAGTTATAATGATGAAATACCTGATAGTGAGTTTATTGTTAATTTTAAAAATCAATCCATTAATAGTAACAATGGTAGTAATAGTTTAGGTTTTAAAAGTGAAGTTAATGATGAAATTTATATAGCAGGACTATTATGTCCTGTTGGTGGAGTTGATGATAATTATTTTTATACATCTGTAACACCTTGTCCTATAAATAATGATGTTACTGGACAAACTATAGATATTTCTGGCTATCTATTTAATAAAGTTATTATAAGTACTAAAGGAAAACCTACATATTATACTACAGTAGAAGTAAAAGTTACTAATTTTACTGTTAATACGTATTATGGAGGACATTATTATATAGATGGTAATAATGGATATATTGTATCAGCAGATAAATATATAGAGTTTAGTTTTACGTTAGATTTTGGTACTACTTCGTTAGTAAATTTACGAGCTAATATGAGTTCATTTGGTCAAACTGAATTAGATAATCTGTCAATACCTGTAGCAACTGATATAAATGTTTATGCTCCAAAACGTTATTTAAAAGTAAGTACAGAAAATGTAATATTAACTGCTTATGCTACAAAAGAAGATGCAGAAAATGAATATGGTGGTTTTACTACAACACAGATACCTATTGTAAATAAGATAGAAGACTATCCTCAATATAAAATTAATAATTGGAATATAGCTTTAACTTTAGATTCTGATAGAAGAGACCATGATACTTATTATGAAGCATTTGATTTTAAATTTGTTGGAGAAGTTAGTGGAATGCATACTTTACCAATATATAAATCATAATATTAATATTATAATTAAAATTTAAACACAATGGAAATTAAAGTAACTAAAATTGTAAGTATGACTTCTAATGTAGAAGCTACTGTAAATGAACTTGGTATCAATGCTAATGTTCGAGTTCGTAACAATGACACTATCGAAGGTGTAGATAGTGGTAGTGTAAATAATAGTACTGGTAATCAACTAGCTAGCTTTAGTTATTACGGAAGTAATAATCTTAATGTTAATTATAACAACATTGAGAATGGTAATGTTGCTGCTGTTAGTACTGCTATTAATGATTTCATTAAAGAACTAGAGAAAAATCCTGCTCTTGTAAGTATTGCAAATACTAATGAAATCTAAGTGATTATCCAACATGGGGAAGTTAATTTTAAATTCGTGAATTTTGCTCCTCCTGCATTGCTATTCGGAATTATTTTCTTAACTTTGCACTGTTAATAGGAAAGGTATTCTGCTATGGCAATCTGGAGAAGAATATTGTATAACATATAAATAAAGAAACAATTATGAAAAAGATTAAGACAATCGAGGCTGTTGCAGCCTACAGAACATTGAAGGCATTGAAGACATCATCAATGAGCGATGATGCCGCTATGCGAGTTTGGAAGAATATGAAGGCACTGCGCCAAGTAGCCGATACCTACGACAAGGATGTGGAGGAAGCGCAGCAGAGCTTGAAGGACGATAAGTTCGAGGAGATGCAGCGCAAGCTTCAGGAGTGCCAGCAGCTAGAGCAGAAGCACGCCAATGAGGGCTACGAATACACCAAGGACGATTCAGCCAAGTTCGCTGAGGTCAATGAGTACTTCTTCAATCAGAAGCAGAAGACAGAGAAGTACTTCTCAGACCTTGCCAATGCCGAGGTAGAGGTAGCCATCGAGGACGTTGACGAGAAGGAGCTGTTCAAGGCAGCGAAAGATTGCGGCTTGAAGTTCGCTGATATGGAGAGCCTTGAGGTTGTGATAGGATAAACACTGATAGCGTTAGAATTTGGTAAGGAAACCGTTCTAACGCTATTTTTGCAGCCGTCTACTTTCAGATTGTTACTTTAGCAAAGTTTAACTTTAAATTTTTGCTCAAAATAAATATTTTTGTGCAGTATTGTTTATTTTTGCAGCACTTTCCTTATTATTAAGAATGAGGAACTAAGAATAAATAATAAACAAAAAAAAAACAAAAGGAGAAGAATTTATGACTAAAGAGGAAGAAGATGAAGTCCATCGGTTAGTTCAATCAGTCGGTGTTGTACAGTTGTCAAGAGTAATGTTTAAGGACATGGACGTTAGCGAAATGATAAACGTCATTATCCTTGCAGGTAGAGGCTACAGCGTAAAGCAACTCACTTGGTTTAAGTATTATTGTGAAGTGATGCCTCTGTTTATCATGCTTTTTCATATTGCATGCATGGTAACATTTGCGTCTCATGAAAAAGAAATGTGCGTATGGTTTAAGGAGAATTGGGTATCGGCAGCATTTATCTATTTCTCAGTTTACATCCATCCGCTTGTGCTTATACTTGCTAGCAGATTCTTTTGGCTCTGCTACAGATGGCGTATTCCGATGATAATCTACCTATTTGGGATAAATGCTATCCATATTGTATACTGGAATGTTTTTACCACCAACGAAATGGTGGAATCTAATGTTGTAATACTTGTAATGACCATTATATTTTATGTATATGGTTTTGCCGATAAGTATTACTCAGGCAAGGGCTGTCAAAGTTTAATCTCTAGATTATAATGATATGGGAAAGTTATTTGGTTATCACACCTTGGGAGTGTTATTAAAATCGTTGTCTGACTCTTGCTTTCGAGCAGACGAGCAAGAGAAGAGAGGGGAGAAGGTAACTGCTTGCGGAATGAGCAGCGATGAGATAGAAGACCTTTGTGAGAACTATCTGCCGTATGCTCTCAACCCTATGTTGAGCACCGAGGAGGTCAAGGAGAAGCTTCACGTTTCTGATGCAACATTGAATAGAATGGTTGCTAGAGGTGACATTCCGAACGGAGAATGCAAAAAGCGAGGGCACACCCGATATTTTAAGAAGTGGGATATACTGCACTTCATTAAGAGTAAGAGAAAATAATAGTTGAACATGTAAGTATTCCTTACAAGTTGAGTAAGAGAGGTAAGTGATTGCCTCTCTTTTTTGTTTCAGTTTGCGT